AATTCATCAGCTTTGAGCCGGAATGACGCATCGTCTTGTTCTTCAACTTGATCTCGGTGCCCCAGGTCGCCGGCGACAAAGCCGAGCCCTGTCGGACCGCGGCCAGCACCTCACCCTGGATTTCTCGTTCCGCCAATTCGTCGACCAGCGCTCCGACGCCATAAGGATCGAGGCCGACGCCGGCCTTTTCCGGGAGCAGACCGGATAACTTGACCTTTTCGACGATATCGGCGGCGTCACGAATAGGTTGAGCAGGATCCTCGGAGATAACCAGATCACCATCGTCCTCGAAGTCACGGAGCGTCGGTGCAATGTCCTTACGCCGCTGCAACACATCGTCGTGCGCCCAAGCCTTCGTCCAGAGTAGCCAATCGCGCGTATCTCGATCACGACCCAACACGGCGAGACCGAACAAATCGTCAAGGCCGCCACCGTCGATACCAACCACGCAAACATCGGAGCGCCCGAGAATGGCATCGAGCGTGAGCGACTTATCGGCCGCCTCGAGCCAGTAATCCGCGCCGGGCCACCGATCCATGTTCATGGAGATGCCCAACTCGACGTTGAAGTGCTGCGAAGCGATCAGCGAAAGCTGGCTTTCGCCCTCCGCTTCCGCCTTCATCACCTCGTTGGCGAGAAACTCCTCATTTGTCGACCGGCCAAGGTTCGGATTCACCAGCGGCCAGTATTTCCGGTTCTTCCAGCCGCCGTCCTTGGCGATCCGATCCGGCAGTTCGTACAGGATCGGCAGCAGCGGCAGCTTCATTTTGCCGTCGCGCACCGCGCGCGCCATGTTCAACTCGGTTTTGAACACCCCCGATGGCGGAGCCTTCGACTGCGTCGTGGTCTGAAAAAGAAACCCGTCGGGCCGCTTCGTCAGTGCGCCCCGCAACTCAACGAACACGTCGGCCGCACTTGCCTTCTTCGCAAACACGTGGGTTTCGTCGATCATCGTGCCAGTCGCCTTGGACCCAGTGATGACGTCGGTATCGGCCGCCTTAATTTGTAAGGTGGCGCCGGACCGGCGATGCGTGATCAGCCGAATGTGGCGCTGAATATGAAAGAGCTTCGCCAGTTCCGGATCAATCCGGATCGTTCCAGACGCCTGCTTAAAGGCGATGTCAGCGATTTCCTTAGTCGGCGCGATAAGTAGAAATTCTGCTTCCGGCCGACGGTTCACGATCAGCGCCGTCACCATGACGGCCCCGCCATTACTCGACTTCGAATTCCCCTTCGGAATGAGTTGAAAAAACTCCTGGATCATCCGAACGTTGCGGGTCGGATCATAGGATCCGAAGATCGCCTCAACGATCGGAAAAAACCACTCCCCGCACGCTTCCGCCATCGTCGGCGTCCCGATGACGTCCGGCAGCCGTAGCCGCTTGAACACCCGCAGCGCGCGCGCTGCCTCATCCTCAAAGAGCGGCAACTCCGGCACCAACGAACGACCGGCGAGGATACGTTCCTCCCAGTCTGGAACTGCCGTTGACCAGTCCATCAGTTCGGCCGCGCGCTCGCGAAGTCCAGATCGTTATCCCAGTCGGAGTTCTGGCCGGCGGTCTTCGCCTCCTCTTCCGCCTGCTGTTTCTTTCCCGGCGCCGCGTCGTTCAGCTTCGCCAGCGCCGTAGCGAGGTAGTTCGCGGTCTTGGACCGGGTTTCGTGGTCCAGCGCCTTCACCAGCTTCGCCCGAACCCCAGCCTCCTTGTCGCCGTTGATGTAGTCCTCGACCATGCCGACGAGCGTTTCGTGGTTGCGGTTGAGAAACTCCAGCTCATCCATCAACGCCAGGATGATGTTGCGGCCGCGGGCGGTGAGCGCCGAGACCGGCGTAGACGCGATGGACTTCGCGGCAGATTCAGACCGGTTCGCGCGTGGTTCGCACTCAGGTTCGCGGGGCGGTGTTTCGGCATCGGCGCGCGTCCATCCGCGCTTTTTAGCTTCCTTCCGTATGGCGGTGTCGGAAATACCGAATTCCTTCGCAATCGCCCTAATTGATAGGGTTTTCGTGCGATAGGCCTCACCCACCTGAACCCAGTCTGTAGAATTTCCTTCTCTTGTTCGCACTAGTTCGCACCTACTCAAATTCCCCTAGCGGGAAAAATTCTGCGAGTGAGGGGCGCGCGGGTCCAGCGAAGTGAGCCGCTTCAGACTTTTGGACTACCCCCCCGGTCGGGTTCAGGCCCAGCAGCCCGTCGGGATCGCGCGCTCCTCGGCCTGGATCAGGCCGTCGTGTACTTCCTTCGACACGGTCTCGATGTTGTCGATGTCCCAGAACAGCTTCGGATCACCGCGGTGTGGGATCTTGTGGTTCGCAACCGGGCTATCAGGCGCCGGATGCTTGGCAACGCAGAGTGCGCCTGTGCGCTGGCAGGTGTAGTTGTCCCGAATGAAAACCTGTTGCCGCAGCTTCTGCCATCGCGCGGTGTGATACCAAGCGCGCCACGGCGATGCGGCGCTGCGCTGTCGATCCCTGCCCTTCTCGTCACCAGGCGCATAGCCGACGCGCGGGGCAAGGCCACCCATGCGCGGCGATAACGACGAAAGCCGAGAAGTCTTAGGCACAATCACCCGCCTGCCCGCACAACTCACATGGCGCGGTATCGACTGGATCTGCATGGTCCATCCGCAGGTCGTCTACGGTGAACGGTTCGGACAGGTTGCGAGCGACACGGCGCCGACGGATGCGGGACTTGCCGCCATCATGCTCGACGCGGATGACTGGCAGGGTAATGACCTCACCCATACTGCACCTGATTGGATTGGAGCCCAAAGCCGGAATTGAACCAGCGACCTTCCGTTTACAAAACGGCCGCTCTACCTGTTGAGCTATTCGGGCTGATTGTGGACGATAACGTCCCGCTGGGTGAAAGTGATGCACCGAGCTAAATCATGAAGGCCTGATTTGCTCGCGAATGTCATTTAGTGTTTCGCTAAAATGGCTTCATGCTGCGGATAACTTCCGCAGCGATGATCCATGCACGTCGATAGACGGCATTGCCGGCACGGCTCTCTACGGCCTTCGCGGCAGCTTCAAGCGCGCGGCGAGCTATCTCCTCATCCCGTAATTGCTCAGGCGTTTTATCGATCATGCGGCCCTCACACTGCACAGATTGGTGCGGGCGATTTTGCTATCGCCCATCAGCTTGAAGTCGACGCGCCGGCCCTTCTGGCTGACGACTGTCGCCAACGCATCCTGGAATTCACCCTCCATGATCCGGATGCGGGCGCCGACAGGGATGGGGCCCTTCGCAACCTCGTCCCATTCGCCAGCGAGATAACGGCCGATGAAACCTTCGACCAGCCGGGATGGGAACGGCAGCGGGTTGCCGAGATTGGAAACGAAACCCTCGACGTCGAACACCGCCGTTACGTCGCGGAACGATTGAGCCGGGTGATCCACCTCGACAAACAGGTAACGTCCGAGGATCGGCCGCTCCACCGCCTTCTTCACGCGCGCATGCGAGATCCACTTCCGCGTCCGCGGATAGAACGTCCGGAAGCCGAGGCGCTGCAACTCAAGCTCTGCTCGGCGATGGCGGCCGGCGCGAACGATAGCGCAGTACCAGCGGGCTGTCTCCGACAGACGTATCGCAGAATCCCGCGCCACCGGTGGGATGAAGTCCACGAAATCACCGATCTTGAGCTGCTGCACGTTCTTGTATCCTTCAATTCTTGAATGGTGGACCTTTGGAACAGTGGAGCGCTCGGTTATTTCGACTGTTCTGCTCGTTGACGTTTGGCATCGGCGATCATCCGGTTGACGGCCGGGCGTTTCACGCCGAACCGCTCAGCGATCAGGGCCGACGTGACGCCCTGTTCGCGCAACTGCAGCGCCTTCTCGGCTCGCGCCAAATATTCCTCGGACTTCACGCCGCATCCTCCTTATCTGGCGGTCGATATTCACCGGTTGCCTCGTCGTAGCCGGGCGGGAAGCGCTTCATAAACCACGCGCCCTCACGCTCGACGCCATCGATCGTCGTTTTGTAGATCCTCACCTTGAGTCGGTGCTGCGCGGCGAAACTGAGATTGGCGGCAAGCTCCGGCGTGTCGACGTCAGCGAACCACCACGATGCGTCAATCCGGCGGGCCGTGTTCGGGCAGACGCCCTCGGCAGCCAACACATCGGGCGGACAGCGGCACGACGGCGTTCCTGGCGCATTGCCAGCCCAGCGCGGCCAGTTGGATTCGTTGAGCAGCCAACGCTTGACGGCGGAATGCCAGTCCCGCTCGGCAGGCTCGAAATGATCAGGGTCTGCTGTCGGCGCCGTGGCGACACCGGTGAAATCCTGCTCACCCAACCAACGCCACGCCACCTTCACGAATTTCGTTGCGTAGTTGTTTTGCTTGCGGATTTTGGCGCAATAGGCCTTTGCCGCGAAGATGATCACGGCTGGGTCTACGCCGCCAGAAACCAGCTTTCCGAACTCCGACGCTGACCGGTCGCGCTGCTCGTCCTCATCCCGCCGTGGGTATGCATTCCAAAACTCATCGAAACGCTCGCGCCCACTCTCAGAAGCGTGAGCTTCTGAAGGTAAGGTAGGGTTAGGTAAGGTATGGTGGACCTCGTTACGAGGATCGTCTGCTCCATCGTTACGATTATCGTCACGATCACCGTTACGATTGCCGCCCGTCTTAGCGTTACGTTTATCGTTACGTTTTCCGCCACGACGGGCTTCCGTTGCCGCTGCCGTGCGGTCACGTTTCTTGTTACGTTGTTCGTCTGCCTCGATCGCCTTCGCCGAAACGACAGGATGATAATAGCGACCGTCGGTGCACTCGATGAACCCGTGCATGGCATCTGTGCGCACCGACGCCCAGCCCTTCAGGTCCCGACCGTAGCCGGCATAATTCGCCAAAAGCCGATCCTCTTTTGGCAGCGACCCGGCAGGGACTTGGTGCCAGGCTGCGCACCACAGCAAGACTGCGGCCCGGAAGGCGTCGCCTGACGCCAAGACGGATAGGTCGCTGTCACGAAGGCGAGCGACGTCAAGCGGCATCCAATCGAAGTCCCGCAGATCTAAGTCTGCCGGCGTTAGAGGCTCTGTGGAAGCCATTCTTCAGGTGTCCTGTCGTGCTTGGATAGATTGCAGCGTTTGCAAGCTGTGGTGAGATTGTCAGGCTCACTCGTGCCGCCGCGGGATGCTGGGATTATGTGATCGCAATGAAGGACCGCGGCGGCTGCGCCGCAGTAGGTGCAGTGTCGGCCATCTCTGTCGAAGATGAATTGCCGTAAGCGTTCCCACCGCGATACTCGTCGGCGTCCGAATCCGAACGTGTAGATCACTTCGCCAATGTCCCCGATCCGGCTGATGAGACCAGCGCGGATCAGTTCCGGGACAAACTGTGCTACTTCTGAGCCTAGATGGCGGGCAATCTCGGCATCATCCCAGCGGAATTTATCGTCGGGACCGGCAAAGGTCCCAAGCCCCAACAGCGCAACCCGTGCGCCGATGCTCAGCGTGAAGAACGCCTCGTCTTTCAGCATATTGGGGTGAATGCTTCGGGACCGCGCCATCAGAGCATCCCCAACGCCTGGAGATAGGTCTCCAGAATCGTTTCCTGCTCGGCGCGCTCGTTGGCATCCTGCTTACGCATCCGCACGATGGTGCGCAGTGCCTTGACGTCGAAACCGTTACCCTTGGCTTCGGCATAGACATCGCGGATGTCGTCGGAGATCGCCTTCTTCTCTTCTTCCAGCCGCTCGATGCGCTCGATGATCGCCTTGAGCTGATCCTTGGCGAAGCGGGTCGCGGGCTCGTCTGGCGCCGCATGGCTGTTATGGCCCATAGTGGCGGTCATGCAGCCCTCCCGTCGAGCGAAGCCACGGCACCGGCGAGATACGCATCTTCCTCGTCGGGCTCCGTTCCACGTGGAATGAAACTAAAATCAGGGCTTGCCGCCTGTTTCACGCGACGACGATGCGCACGTTGCGCCTCCGCATGACACTTGCCGCAGTAGCGCTGGCCGGCTCGGTTGTGCTGCTGATGGCAGCGGGAGCAGTTCATGGATGAAACCCCTCAGTGCCGTTGATGCGATGGGCGATCTCACCGGCAACCGCCGCGTAGCCGACCTGGTCGACGAAGTTGTCAGTGCGGAACGGCCCGTAGTTGCGCCGGTTGATCTTCAGGAGTTCGAGGATGGTGACGACGTCGAGCGCGTTCAGGGGCGTCTCGGATGCCTTACCGACGGATTCGAGATAGCCATTCACTAGCGCTGCCAGCGACGAATAATGGGTCACGGCATCGCCATAGGCTTCCTTGCGGTCACCGCCGACGAGGTTCATGGCTGCGAGGGCAAAATCTTTGGCGTTCATGCAGCCTCCCACGAAACACGGTGAAGATGGGTCGGGCCGGAATGCTCGCGGTCCCACACGAACCACGCGAACGCCATCCCGGAATTGCTGTGCTTCCCTTCCCAGCCGGCGCGGTGCATCATTGGCAGGCGCTTCCGAAAGACGTGGACGCGCGCGAGGTGGCCGTTGTCGAGGATTGGCGTGCGCCGGTCACTCTCGAGGAATGCGAGGCGAAGCAGCATGATGACCTTCGGGCAAAGGTGCAGCGCCTTCGCAACAAACTCGCCCGCATTCTTAAACGGCGGGTTAGTGACGATCGCCTGCACACCGATCGGCAATTGCTGCTCAAGTAGGAAGTCCCAGCCGAATTGATCCTGATCAGGGGAATCGTAGTCGACAAGATCGGTCGCGTAGACCTGACGACCGGCGGCGCGCAGCGTTCTGGCGATGACGCCGGGGCCGCACGCCGGCTCCCAGATCACCTGCGGCAGATCCTCGACGCGCAAAAGCGCGGTCACCGCTTCAGGCGGGCTCTCGTATAGATCGTCCTTCCGCAGGTTGAGTGCGGCGCGCTTATTGCCAGTTCCTGACGCGAGACCCGCCATTACGCCGCACCTCGCCCAAAGAACAATCCGGAGCGATAGACCGGATACTGATGCTTATTCTTCCGCGGATCGGACAGGCACGGCCGAACGGTGCCGGTGCGGACGATCACACCGTCCTTGATGGCACGCATCCAGACGGCGCCCCAGGCGTTGGGGTGCGAGGGCTGTGCCTTGCAGAACCGAAGAATATCGTCGACATGAACCTCGCACTGCCGGCGCGCGACATGACATATCGCAGCATATGCTGCTTCGCCGAAGTCCGGATTGGTGAACACCTCGGCGAACGCGGCCTCGGTCATCCCGGCGTCGCGGCGATGCTTTGCCCAATCGAATAGGTCGGCGGTCGGGTTCATGGCGACAGCCTCGCCGTGTTCTGCGCCGCCTCGGCGAGCATCGCTTGCAGTTCGCGCTTGCTGAGCTCCTGAACCGGCAGGAAGCGGTTGCGATAGTCGGCCGATGTTTTGCTCACCGGCACCTTGGTCTCCACAGCAGTTTTCCGCTCGGCGCGCCTCTTTTCCGTCTCCCGACGGCTCTTCTCGCGCCACCAGGCACGATTACGTTCGCGTCGGAACGCCTCCTCGCCGGGAATTTCGATTTTCTCCCGGCCGGCATAGGTGCAGATGCTGCCGCGTGACGTGCCGAGCGCCGCGGCGATGCCGTTGACGTCGAAGCCTTGCGCCGCCAGATCGATCAGGCGTGCGCGACGTTCGGGATTCCAGAAGCGGCTGCCCATTATCCAACCCTCGCAAATTCGCCGAAGTACTTGACGGCGGCGCGGCCATAGGCTTCATGAGCCTCTAGCGCCGTGTGGAAGTAGCCGAGGAAAATCACGTCATCGCCGACCTTGATCTGCGTGCGCCACTTCTTGCCTTTGTGCTTAGGAAGCTTTCGCAAGAGAGCCTCCTAGCGCGTTGGCGAGATGTTGAAGGTCGGCTTCTAGGACTGCATCGGTTTTCCGCAGACGCTCGATCTTGCGGATTCCGCTCAGCGCAGACGCGTGGTCGCGACCACCGAAGCGCCGACCAATCTCCGGCAATGATTTTCCGGTGAGTGCTTTGGCGAGGAAGTAGCCGACTTGACGGGGCCGCACGATTTCCGCAGTTCGGCGTGCCGACAGGAGATCTTGGATCGAAACGCCGTAATATTTTGCGACGACACGCTGAATATTGGAGATCTTGCGCCGTTCATCGCGCGGACCGATGAATACGTAGGTGCCGTTTTCCGCATAGTCGTGACGGACTATCACCACCTGATTGCGGCACTCGGCGACTTCGATTGCCGTATCTTCCGGCTCGCAATCGACGATCTCGATCTTCTTTGGCGGCGGCGGCAGCAACCGGTGCGGCAACGGACGCGCACCAAGCCGGGCAAGACGGAAGGGCCGGTCGGCGTTCAGCGCCCGGATGCGTTCAATCGTGACGGTTTCTGTCTGCCCCATCATCGGCCGCGCCCTCCGGTCGAAGCCATGGGGCGAGCCGATATACCAAGTCCGGCCGCTTCATCGTGTCCCGCAAGAACAGCGCCATAAAAGTCCGGATCCTGAACGCGAAATGCAGCTGAGAATTCGGAGGCGGTATCGTTGTCGGCATTGAAGGCCCTGCGAAGTAGTTTCAGGTCAGCGCGGCGACGTTGCTCAACGGTGCCGAGGATACCCATCCGCAGAACAGCGCGCCACCAAGCCGGACGTTGCTTATCCATCAATACGACGAGGAAGTGGATGCCTTCTTCGCTCTGAAGTAGCTTCGCGATCTCCGCTCCGGTGAACTTGCGCTTCGCGGAAAGTCGATACTTGGCGTCGCGCTCGCATAGATTAAGCATCTGCATTAACGCCGTGCACGGCTTGACAAAAACCGCTTTGGCGCAGTGCGCGAGCGACAAATTCAGGTGAACAAAATCCGACTTTTGGGTGCACAAAGTGCCACCCCGGATTTTTGCAAAACTCTGCTTATGCGCTGATGATGCGCCCATGATCGATTACGCCTTTACTGAGGATGGAAAGTTGAATGTCGAATTCGAAGCGAAGCTGCGCGACGCCATGTGGCTGCTATTCGCCGCCAGGTATTCCGGGCTCGGGTCGCGCAAGAACACCGGCGGCAGGGCAGCGGCGGCAGCTACACCGGCAACAATGTAGGCGAGCGCGGCCTCGAGCTCAGCGACGACGTCAGCCGGTAGCTGCGCCTCGCGAATAGAAAGGACGGCAGCATGATCGACATGCGCCGTCAGTTGATCCGCCGAAGGGAGGGGATCGGCAGACAGGGAATCGATGAATGGGTTTGGGAGAGGTGCCGTCATGCCGCTTCCCCCGCTTTGGAGACAGATGGCGCGCGCATGAAGTCTGCTTCGTCGAGATCAATGCCTTCGGTCCTGGCGTATGCCAGTAGTTTCACTGCATCGGCATGCGGGATGACGCCGCCGGTGCCCTCCCTGGCCCCGGATGGGTAAGTCCAACGGTAGACGCGGGAGATATGCTTGCCCGTGACGCGCGCGGCATTCTCGTAGCCGATGCGGTCCAGGATCGATTTTGCCGGGTCCATGTGCATGGTCGGCATTTTTGCGATAATCGCGATTATCGGTCAAGCGATATTTGCGATTGTCGCGATAGATTTCTTTGCGATATTCGCAAATAATAATGACATGAACGACTTACGTGAAAAGCAGCGTATATGGTTGAGCGAGAAGCTGGCCGCCCGCGGTCATGGTTCGCGCGGCGAGCTGGCAAAGCATCTAAATGTCCGCAACGACGCCATAACGCGGATGACCAATGTTGAAGCCGGCAAGGAGATTCGGGAGATATCGCTTCAAGAGCTGATGGGCATGGCCGAGTTCTTTGGCGAATCCCCTCCCGGCCTCGTCGATATGCTCAGAACCGCGCTTCAGCGGGTTTCCGACGATTCTGGAGCCGACGCCGCGGAGCAGCGTCCGCGCAGTGCCCCGCCGCGAAAGTTTCTCCGCACCTCGAAGCATAAGTTTTACGTCATGGAGTGGCGGAAGTTCATGGTAGGCGATCGGGTTGACGGTGCGGCCAGGGCCGCTGGGATGCCGACCGATGAATATCAGGCGTTCGAGACCTATCCGATCAACTTTACATTAGCTCAGATAGCCGCCCTCGCGGACGAGTTTGGTATCCGCGGAGACCAGTTCTGGTTTCCGCCGCCGAAGGGAAAGCCCGCCCCTATAACAGCAGGATCAGCAACGCGGAAACGGGCGGCGAAGTGAAATGTCTGCAGTTGTCCGCTAAAGTCTAGTTGCCCTCCCGCTCTGGTTGCGCTTGGATGTAACGAAAGGGTCTGGGGAGGCTTCCATGCGAGTTTTGGGTGTAGCGACGCTTTGCGTCGCGTTGGGCGGTTGTGCGTCGGTAACGCGCGGTTGGGACGAGCAGATCGCCATATCGTCAACGCCAGCTGGCGTTAATGCAGTCGTTTCCGGAACCAGTTATCCGCAGCCCTGTGTCACGCCCTGCTCCATCAAGGTTAAGCGG